CGAATCTCGAGAACAGGAAAAGTGTCGCATGACTATCTAGGTTTATTGGGTTGATTTTGATAACGAAACGGTAACAATTCTGAATCGTCCATTTGGTCATCGATGTCTCGAATGACGTCGTTACCGAGCGCGCCCGTATCTCTTACCTGACACAACGAATGTACCGTCCTTTTCAAGATTGATAATGCTGACCTGCACGTTTGTACCGATTTCCTCGATAATGATAAACGCCTGTTGCCAGTTCATCGTGCCTTTAGTGTAATGAGCCTGTCTGACGTCCATAAGGTGTCCGGCTTCCCAACCCCTCAGAATGCGTCCTATACGGCCGCCTGAAGCCTCTGTAAAGGCCGATTGACCCGCTCTATGAGTATGTCCACATATAACGCTAATGCCGTGTCTGCGAGCCGCCTCAAGGGCTGTGAGACCAGGTGTAGGTTTGACGCTCTGCTCATCCCCATGAACCGCCACAATGCCTCTAGCGATGGCGTATGGCTTCTTATGATAGGTGATGCCTAGTTCATCGAGCTTCATGAACTTCTCAAAGCGCAATTCGGGCAATGCCAAGAACGCTGGAATCTTCTTCATCGTGACATTGTAAAGTCTGTCTGTGTGATTGCTACGGATCATGTGAGCTTCTTTAGAATGCTCAACCAATGACCAGAGAACCTCGACTGTTTCGTCTCTGTCAGCAGCTAGTGTCTGCTCGTACCAGCCTGGAGTGTTTTCTGTCCATCGTGAGATTTGTGGGAGATCGATTTCATCTCCAAGTGTAACGACAGAATCGGGGCGGTAAGCCTTAATAAAACTTGCAACATTTTTAACAGCTACTGAATCGTGATAGGGAACTTGTAAGTCTGGAACTACAACAGTTCTTTTCATTCATCCTCATCGTCATACCAGTCTGGCTCTGGGATATTTGGGTTGATTGGGTTAGGCAATATCCATTCCGGATATGCGCTTCTCTCAACAATAATGGCTAGTGCCAAATCAACTGTAAAGCCTGCGCGGCGCAATGCTCTAAACATTTCATGTATGCCAATCGCCCAAGCGTCTAGTTTCGAATAACCTTCATCAACTAGCTTCTGAGTTGCTTTTCTTGCCATGTGTAAATTGTCACCTCTCCAATAAAGAAATGATTGTTTCGACACGCCCTTCGAGTCGATTCAATCTGTCATTCATTGACGAACCACCATTAGGTTTTAGTTCAGCCAAGTAATGCTTCACTAGCCAGCGAACTGATCCTGCAAAGCCAGTAACGATAGAGATAACTGCAACTGCAAGAGCCGCCCAGTTAAGGGCGCTCATTATGCTTTAATGCCCATGCTTGGGTCATTTGGATTTAACCAACGAATGATTGGTGGCAAGCATGATGAAAGTCCAGCAGCGATTAACGCCTTTGGCTCTGTTACACCAGCTGCTGCTAATGAGAGAACTGCTACTAAGAATGCTCTAGCCCATGAGCCTGCTGCTGTCTTGAGGTCTTGCATCATCTGTCTGCTCCTAGCATCGGGATATCAAACCAGCTACCGTTCTGGTCGCCTTCTTTAGTGAATGAAATATGGATGTGATGATCGTGGCGGTTAATCCCATCGTAAGTACGCCAATTCCAAGACTTCTTAGCTGATGCGATTTTTCCTGCATAGATGATGTAACTAATTCTCTTCTCACCTGACTTGGCGCATAGACGTATTTGGTCGGCAAGATAAGCACCTGTGCTGGGGCGTGAGTCGAAATCCTTATCCACATCAATAGCCCTGACGAAGCCGTTAGACGGATCGGGATTGTGGTCACTTGGACGACTGGCGTGAGCGGCATCGCCTATCCAACCATCGGACTTTCTATCGCGGTCAGGAAAGGCATCATCGATTTGTTCACGAAGTTGCTGACCAGCTTTGCAAAGTAATGGCTTCATTATCCGAGAATGGTTTGAAGTTCAGCCTCAGTTAAACCTAATCGAGTCAATAAAGCAGCTTTGTTTTCAGCAGCCTTGATGCGCAATGTTTCCTGTTCTGCTTCTTTCATTTGTTCTTTTTCAAATTCTTTGAACTCTGCATCAGTCATTTCACGATCTATGAGTTCATCTGTTTCAGAATTATGGATTCTAACCATTGGACGAGATGTGTTTGTCATTATTTCACTCCGTATAATTTAATAGTTCCGCCTGTAAATGAAGCACCTGAAGTTAAAGTGAACACTAGTGAAGTTAGCGCGCTGCTTCCTTGATAAAGTCCAGTGGCATTTTGTTGAACATAGTTTCCGCCTACAACTGCCCCGCCCCATGAGCGAATGGGTTTCTTTGTTGTATTTGTATAATTTTCAATTTCAAAAGCAATAGCGTTATTATCACTATCTATGCTTGAATTACACATGAACCAATAATTTAAATTGCTGTTAGTTAATGTTGTAGAAGTGCCAATAATATAAATGCAAGAACCGCCAGTATCAGCATTTGGCGCGCAACGAAATTGAGTGGCTGCACCGCCAAAAGTAGCGTTAAGCATAACTCCATATAAACGTGTATAACTTTGTGAAATGCTAGAAATTGTTGTGCTAGTTCCACTAAGTGTTGTAGTACTAAGTAAAGTCATGCCGCCACTTGAACCGACTGCGCTCCATGCTGCACCAGTATAGAATTCAGTTGAATCTGTGTCTTTTAGATACGAATACTGTCCTTCCTGGGGCGATGTAATTGCAGCAGTTCTAGCAGCCGCATTAGCAAAGACATTAACGCCTTGCATTAGGTAGCCATTAGTATCGGCGGCAGTAAGCACCTCACCTGTAACAAATGTTTTGAATCCGAGTCCTGCTGCCATGATTTCTCCTTAGTAGGCCAATACTGAGGTATCTAGGATACCGTATAGGGTTGAGTTGAGTATGAACCCATCGATGATTGGTTCAAGTGTGGTAAAGGTTGTTTTCCAAGAATTAGGGGTGATGTTATGAGCCACGCCAAAGACTTGAAGGGTCTTGCTTAAAGTTGATGTCCCAGATACAGCTGGTTGTGTTGTGGTGATTGATACTGGATCAAAGAAATCAAGTCCTAAAGCAGCTAAAATTCCTGTGTTGTAATTGGCTGTATAAAGGTCAAGAGTAATTGCATCGCATCTAGTTGTTGTTTCTGCCCTAGAAGCCACATAAGCGCGGCCATAATCAAGAGCTGTCGCATCTGTTTCCATAAGCAAATTTTGCTGGTTATACGAATGCACAAAATACTTGTCAATGGAAGCCTGATTGGAAGTTGATTGAGTTGTTCCACCTGTGCGAGTGATTTGTGCGGAGTTGTAAATAAGCACATCGTTTAATAACCACAAAGCATTAAAATAAGATATTCCCGTGCCGTTGTCATTAAATACCGTAGCTGTGGCATTTACGCTATTAGTTGTAAAGGTTCTATCTTGAAATACGAAAGAACCAGAAGCATCTACATACAGAGAACCATATTCAGAGAGTTCAACTGTCTGCATGGCTTCTAGGGCTGTTCTAGGAGTGCCTGGATCAACCTGCATGGTGGTCAATCCTGTGTCAATATCTCGCATAGATGCAGGCCATGAAATTGCATCTAAAATCTTGCCAATGCGAGTTCCTGAATACTGTCCAGCAGTAGCACCCGTTACGGTTGAAATCTGAGCGTTCTGAGCAAGTCTAAAAGCATCGACAGCTGTAATTGTTGTATAAACCACATCGCCTGTGAATTTTGGAGTTGTAGTCGAATAACCTGTAATAAAGCCTGAGAAAATTGGATAAGTTACCCCTGAGTAAGTTGCAGTTATTTGGACTTTACGCATTGGATTTAGATAACCATAATAAGGGCTTGCTGTATTTTGAGGGTTAAAATCGCCGTTTTGATCTACAATGCGAAGGTTTAATTGACCTGTCTGGAATTGGTCTGCTTGGGCATTGCGACCGCGAGAAGTATTAATTGAATCAATTTGACTTGATACATCAACAATAATTGAAGTGCTATCTGCTAAAGCATTTGTTCCAATTAAACCAGTATCCAAAATCATTGCTTGGGCAAAGGATGGCCCAGTGGAAAAGTTAATTATTGCTTTGACTGTTGGTACTGCCACTAGATTGCTCCAGCGTAAGTTGTTGAATTTCCATATCTATTAAGGTCTTGGATTGCTCCTTGAACAACTGCTGCAATTTGTTGATCGCCTATACCTTGTGCATTTATGTTGTAATTGATTGTTGTTGCAAAACCTTCCGCGGCTCTCCAGCCCGCTACTGAACCTGCACCTGTGCTGCCGAATGAATCAGCAATAGCACCTGGCATTCCACCTGAAATAGCATTTGGGTCATTTGTATTAAAAGCTGAATAACCGCCTGAAGTGCCACCAAATTGTGTTTGCAATTTTGCCAACTCTAAATTAGCCATTGCTACCAATGCCTTAATTGCATTGATGATTGCAGTCTTGAAAGCGTCCAGAGCAGTTGTGGTTTCTTCAGCCTTTTTGATTTGACCAGCCAAAGCAGCATTTTGATCATGTATGGCAATAAGAGATAAAAGGCGCATCTTCGTTTCGCCATCAGTTGATTCATTAAGAGCTGCATATAAACCAATGCGTTCTACATTGAATTTCTTTTCTAGCTCTGCAAGGGCTAATTGATCGCCTGTAAGAGTAATTTTGCGAGCAGTATTATTATTGTCAATCGTAGTCAAAGAGTTTTTAGTCTTCTGAACCTTAATTGCTTCTGCATTTGCTTTGTCAATTGCCTTGCGTTGTCCAGGCGATTGTGCTGGAGTTCCGGCAGATGCTGCTTTGCTGGATGCACCAAACTTAGATAGAGCGCCCAATCCAGATACCTGAGTTGCTGCGTTTAGGAATCGTCCAATAAAGTCTGCACCTGGTAAGGATTTAATTTTGGTTGTAAGTACGCCAATGCCGTAGATGGCATTACCAATCTGAGTGGCAAAAGATTCCATTGCTGTGGCAGCGCCACCGATGCCGTCTTGACCAGCAATCATGCGCATTGAGTCAAGTAAATCTTTGCCAATAATCTCTTTAGCATTCTGAGAAGCAACGGCCAGTTTGGCTATTGATCCTGAATAACCTTCAGCAGCTGCTAATGCTTGGCCTTGAAACTTCTCTGTAAGTTGTCCAAGAATGACATCCATGTCACCTGTTTTAAGTGTTGCCTTGTCAAGTCCTGCACCTAAGCGGCTAAGGGCTGTTGTCTGACCGCCATAAGCCTTTGCAAGTGCCATAGACACAGCGCCTAAGTCTTTGCCTGTGCCTGCCGCAATATCTAAAGCTAGTGCTAAGCCATCCTGTGACTTCTTAACGTCGCCTGTGGCTGTTAGAAGGGTTCTAAAGGCTGGTCTAAGGTTGTCATCAAGAACGCCAGTAGCGCGTTGTAAATCGCCAATAAACTTTTCTACACCAACTGCTGCAAAAGCGTTGCCTGTGTTTGCTAAGGCTAGGGCTAGTGATCGAGCAGCTTTCTCATCTTCTGCAAATGCCTTAACAGAAGCCTTGCCAAATGCGTATAATTTAGAAACAGCAAATACGCTGGCAAGTTGCTTGCCTAATTTAGCAACTGACTTTTCTAACTTTTGAGCATCGTTAGTTGCTTTCTTGAAAGCAGGGTTGCCTGTGTATTGCGTTGCAATATCTATGACTACATTGGCCATTATCGCTTCCCTACTGTGGCGTTAAAAGTCTTACCTGCATTGTCTATTGCTTTAAGAACTGCTTTAGTAGCATTGCCATAATCGTTTTCAAAGGCACGAAAGATTAAACGACCACGATCTTTACCTGAGCCGTATAGCGGCCCCATAGCCTCTGCAAAGTTAGGACGT